TTCAATATCTGAAAACCCCATTAAATGACCAACGGCAATATAAGTGTTTGAGTTGTAAATAATGTCTTTGTATGCATCTGTCATATAAACAGTTTCATCGTCAAAATGCACCGATACAAAATGCACCGGGTGATTTTGAAGTTTGGCAACCTCAGTTTGAAAGGCGGCGGTGGATGATCGATCCACTAAACCACCTCAACCAATTTGACACCATAAGCAACAAAACCATTGGTGGCCACACTCACCTCTTGTAAATCACTCTCAAATGCCATGGTGAATGGCACATCGTTATAAGTAATGGTTTCGTTATCAGCAACCGCACTCATTAATGGTGGCTCAATTGCTAATGTTGTTGTAGCATCTGTGGTTAATGTGTAAACTTTATCGTGACCAGCAAATTTAATAAAATCACCAGCCTTTAGAGTACCCGTCAAACCATCGCAAGCAATAGATGAATCACCAGCACTATCACCACCATTAACAAGCAACGTGCCTGTTGCTGTACCGCTTGAATCTTTGTATATAGGCGGCTTATAAGTAAAAGTATTATATTGCCCTTGTTGAGCATTAACGAACGCCCAGAGTGGCGCAAATTGGCTTCGTGTCATTGCTGGATAACCAGCCTCAATCAACCATCTTTGACCACCACGAGAACGTGCTTGTCTTTTTAATGAATGAGTAACACTTGTAAGCGTAGGGCTAATGCCAGTAATCTTAATTGAACTGGCTGTTGGTGTTGTTGGAAACGATCCACTCATATTGCCACCGCCTTACCATTGCGATTAAACGCTTGTCTAATTACACCTACAATTGTTGGTGCGTTTTCAGCAATAACCGTTTGAGCGGTGCGCGGATCAAGCGCATTAACTTGTGGTGCGTAAGTCACATTAATAGTTTGACCACCGCCCAATTGATTGTTTGGCACAATCGTGCCTGCTGTATCTGGCACAAATAACTCTGCACCGCGCTCACCTACCAATGATGGCTTGCCTTTTGGTGGCCTACCACCTTTGGCAAAACCTCCGCCAAAATCTAAACCACCAATCCAGTTATCAATGACACCCTCCATTGGTTTCCAAATTAACTTGTCACTAATTTTTCCTGCAATATTGCCACCAATAGATCTGAGCGCACCCCTTAAATTTGTAGTACCTTGTATCATGCCCTTAATAGAACTGCTCACACTTGATGCCATCCCATTAAATGAATCATTCACCGCATCGGCCGCATCACGTGCCGGATCACCCATCACGGTTGGTAGTTTGTTCATGGTTAAACCTATTTTATCCACCATATCGGGGATGATCGAATGGCCGACTGCTTCATCCTCACCTTTTTTAAAGGCGGTAAGCATACGATCAATGGCCTCCTCGGCAGGATCACCGATAAAATCGGGTAATTTTTCTGCTACTTTTTTAATACCTTTCATGAGTTGGATGATCGGCTTCATCAGTGCATCTTTAACACCGACCATCACTCGATTAGCAAGTTCACTTAAACCATTCCAAATAGCTTTCACACCATCGATTGCGATGCCTAACCCCTTAAAGGCTAATGTCACCGTATCAACGGCTAATTTAATTGTCACCCCTAATAATTGACCAATAGCAGTCCAAAATGCTTTCATGCTTTCCGCTTGTCCGGCACTCTCAGCACCAAAGATTGATGTCATTAAATCATCCCAAGCTGTACCCAACTCGCCCCAGGCTTGTTTGATCGGATCTAAATATTGCGAAAAACCGCCAAAAATATCGGTAATAATTTTCCATGCGACTGCGAGTTTTTCTTGGATCACTGCTGCAAATGCTGCAATGTCTGATCCGAGTCCACTCATTGCACCGCCCGTACCACTGATCTTTGCCATAAATGCGGTGAGTTTGTCGGTCATCTTGGTTGCCCACTCAAGCAGACCACTATTAGCCACCGCAAGTTGCAACCCCTCAAAGGCTGATTTGAGTTTCTTGATCGAACCATTCAAACCTTTCATTTGAGTGTCGGCCATGGTTTTGGCTGTGCCGCCCGCATCTTGCAGTTTGGCTTTTAAATCTTTGATTGCACCCACACCTTGCTTGGTAGATGCTAATAATGCCGGGCCTGCTCGCTCACCAAATATCTGGGTGAATTCTGCCGCACCTGCACCGGCTTTTTCAAGATCAGTAAGGATGTCAATAAAATTACGCATTGATCCATCTGAATTACTAACACTCACACCCATGCCATCGAGTGCTGCGCTCACTTGTTTGGTTGGGTTTAATAGCTTGGTAATTCCGGCCTTAACCGCAGTACCTGCCATCGTTCCCTTGATACCGGCATCCGCCATCTTACCCATGATTGCAGTCATTCCCTCAAGTGAGAGATTGGCCGCATCGGCCATTGGTGCTGCCATCTTCATCGCCTCACCAAGTTCCAACACATTAAGATTGGCACTGGCGGTGGCTTTCGCCATTACATCGGCAAGTTGCCCGGTTTTGCTTGCCTCCATACCCAAACCAGATAAGATGTTGGATGCAATATCCGCCGTGGTCGCAAGATCAGTTGAAGATGCTGCTGCTAAATCCAAAATGCCAGGCATGGCCGCCATGGTTTTTTGCGCATCAAAACCTGCCATCGATAAAAAACCCATCGCATCAGCTGCCTCAGATGCACTAAACTGTGTAGTGCGGCCGAGTTCCTTGGCTTGGTTTTCTAACGCCTTTAAGGTTTCACCGGTTGATCCACTGATCGCCGATACTTTATTCATTGCCGACTCAAAATCACCGGCAGTCTTTAAAGAGAATCCCGCAAACGCACCCATCGGCGCAAGCATCTTGGTCGAGATGTTTTTACCGAGTGCGGCCGCTGATCCACCCACCGATTTAAGTGATTTTTTAATCGACTTAAACGCTTTCTGTGTTTTGTTCTCAGCGGTGATTACATATCTTGCACTTGCATTTGCTGCCATTATTTCCTTTCCTGCTTCAGTCTAAAATAAGCCGACCACATTACAATTTCATCAACCGTCAAATCCATAATTTCATCCACCGTTTTGTGTAGATGTTCTGCTAATTCATACAGAAAAAGCAAATCACGATCTGACTTTAACTCTTTAGTGCTTCGCCCTCATCCGGCTCAATCTCATTCATTGCATTAACAACGCGCGACACAATATCTGGATCAAACTCATTCATGATCTCGGTCATGTGTACTTTTCGCCAAATTTGTTTGCCGTCTTGATCGAGCGATCGCAAGATAAAAGTCATAATAATGGCTTCATCTGGCCTACCCTCATTCACCAATCTTAAAATCTGTCCTTGGATCTTAAAATTGGTGGCCGCTTTGAAATAGATTTTGGCGGTTTCGCCGTTATCGTCTTTCCATTCCGGCACATCAATTGACAACAAATCACCGCTGATGCGATCCTTAAATTGGCTCTTGGCGATGTTAGTGTAGTTCATAGATTATGATACAGTTGAGAAACTTAGCGCACCATTACCCGTAAATGAGAATGATGCTGCCACCATGTCATCTTGACCAGCTTCAACCGTTAATGAATCCACAATCGCTGTGCCAGTGTAGTATTTATCGTCCGTTGATGCACCCTCTGGATAAAAGTTCATTGTTACCTCTGCACCGGCGGTTAATGCACCTTGACCCGTTGTGTCAGTTTCATCCCAATAGCAATCGCATGATCCACTCCATGAAGTCGTGCCAGCGGTAAATGTTTTCGCCGCATCGCTGAGTGCTGTTGTTTCGATTGTTTCAGCACTTTCTTCAATGCTGTATGATTTTAATTCAGCGATTGTTGCTGTTCCAACTTTTACAACGCCCTCGCTACCTTTATGATTTGCCATTTTCCTTTACTCCGTGTGATTTAACTTTTTTGGTTTTAGTCTTTTTTTCGAGTGACCAACCTCGTGCTTTCGCATTATGAATTTGAGAATCATGCACCATGATTGCCTCTGATCCATCTTTATACATTTTTGGCATATTGCCTCCTAACTTATTAAAGTCGTTACATCTGCTTTGTCCACTCGATACAAACAAGCAAAACGCATGGTCATCAACCCCACTGGTTGATCAGAATCGCCAGAGAGTTCAATATCAACTCCCTCAATATCAATGTCCTTACATTTGCCACTTAACGTGGTGTCACCCGATGCAAAAATGGCCGCCTCTACCTCAGCACCGATGGTGTCTAAAGTATTGTCCAAATTGGTGGTGGCTTTGGCACGCGCCTCAACCACAACATTCAAAATACGCATTTGCTTATTGGCAGACTCCGAGCCGAGTTCTTCACTTAGCGTATAAATCGCAATCGATGGCAACGCATCATGATCATAAACCCTTGATGCAAATACATTTGCCCCCGTGGTAGTTAAACCGGTTAATGTGGTTTTAAGCTGATCTCTTATTTGTTGTCTGACGTGGCTCATTATTGTTTCTCTAAAATCAAAGAAGTCAAACCCGTACCGTCCGGCTGTATGCCTGCCACCTTAAATGAAATAGCATTAATAGTAAGCGCATCGCCATGTGCAATGGTTGCCACATTAGCCTCATCGCAAACAAATACTGGGCGCACACCCTCAATGCCATGTACTTCCACAAATTGGTTGTCGAAAATTCCGGCGATAGTAGATGCGCCGATGGTGGCATTGTCTGCCATCTCAGTGCTATCCAAAAACTCGCTTAAATCTTCTGCAAACATTTTTTATTTTTTCGCCTTTTTTTTGGCTTTAGTTTCGATGGCTTTATTCATGCCAATTAATTTAGCTGCTAATGTTTTATTGGCTTCAATCACTTCACCTTTGGCGAACGATGTACCGTCAATTGCAGTCGCTGTTAATAATTGTAATTTCATAATTTATTCCTTTTTTTATAAAGAATGACACTCACATAAATGTCATTTTTTATAAAATGAACGGCACTCACAATAAATGCCGCTCAATTAACAATGATTGATATTAAGTTATAATATCTGTCATTGCTGCAAATGACTCGGCGTGACGTACCGCGATGTCAACATCTTGCAATGCCACCACACGAACCGTGCCAGAAGCCGAACCTGTTGAAGTATCAACATTGATGTCAATACCACCCCAAGTGCCGATTATCAAGTCATTCCAATTACCAAACACCATTGAGGAAAGAGCAGTGCCCGTGCCTTTAGTGCCGTTTGATGGCACTTGGTTTGATACTGCTGCGTTGTAACCACGTAATGTGTTACTATCTGACCAAACATATTGCGCCGTGCCAGATGCTTTTTCGGTTTGTAGTAACTTGCCACGTGTTGCTGCGTTAGTTAAGAAACCGAGTGCGCCCATGTCTGCATTGTCAATTGCCACTGCTGACTCAAGATCAACAATATCCGCCCAATCCGGCGCTGCACCGTTTGTGCCACCCACTACCGAACCAATTCCAGAAGTGTTTAAAATGCCCGTTGGTTGGTTAGAAGCGCCAGAGCCGTTGATTGCTGCTGAATCGATTGCTAATGCCAAAGACGTTGCAAGATCGTTACGAACAAAAGACTCTACATCCATAGAAGATTGCAACAACATTTTGCGTGAAATGTCTGACATTGAACCAACTGTCTTAGGTGACATTGATACTTGATCAAAGGCTGCTTGTGACTCTGTGATCGCGCCGCTTTCTGCTACCCAGTAAGACGTTGCACCACCAGTTTGACGTGGGATTGCAATGTTGCCAACTAAATCAGTCATCATTGTTGCACCTAAGCCAACTGTTGCCATTTTGTTTCTAAGCATATCGATGAATGAGCCAGACAATAAATCTGTTGCCACTGTATGACCACCGGCTGTTGCAGTTGTCACATTTAAGTCACGCATTAAAACGTCTGTTGGGATGTAAAAACCCTGCGCTCTTTTGCCCAATTTGCTTGCCATAGAGTCTGACATTTCACGCTCAAAGCCTGCATCGTTCCAGTTGCCCGTTACTAATGCGTTGACCGCACGAACAATTGAGAAGTTATCCGCCTCTTTATCACTCATGCCGATTTTAGTATCTTCAATCGCTGCTGTTGTTGGTTGGTTTTTAGTGATTGAATCTAATGCCACACCACGAAACTCATCCATAGAACGGTCATTGCCTTTAAATTGGCTGCCGATCTCTTTTAATTCCGGGTGCTTTGCAACGATTGCATCGATCTCTTGTGAGCGTGCGCGATCCGCCGCCACTGCATCGCGTGCTACTGTTGCAGCATCGATGTTTGTTGTGTTTTCTGTTGTCATTTTGACTTCCTTATTTTTAGTTTTTAAATTTGTGATTTTGGTAATATTGTCACCATCAGCAGATCTAGCAATACCGATTGAATTGTCCGCAGGCACACTCACCACGCTCACCTCAAATGGTTGCCAACGAGTGGCAACATACGTTTCCACTTCATCCTCTGATCGTGACTCATCTAATTCCATTTCGTTGATACGGTATCCAACAGAAATGTTTTGACGAATACCATCCATCACATCTGTAAATATTTCTTGAGCGCGCACTGACTTAGAAAAACGCACAATCGCTTGTCCGCGTTTTCCATCCACCGTTGCACTTTCCACTCGGCCTATTTGATCGCTCGTGTCATGATCCATTAGAAGCGGTGCGCCATCATTCAAACGCCCCAAGTCAACCGATTTGGGCGAGTGATCTAACACTTCCATCCCAAACCATCGTTCAACTGGTGCATCGCTTGAAAACGACAAACCCACCGTGCGTGCTTCTTCATCAATCGCCGTGCGATCTAAATTAAAATATCGGGTTAAATTACCCGTTTTGATTTGTTTCATTGCTTATTACCTCATTATTAATGCTTAAATTAAGGCCTTTTTCTTTGGCCAATTGTTGCTCATAAGCAAGCTGGTCATATACATCCTCTATATCACCGCCTTGCTCTGCCACCACTTCACTGGCGGTTTTAATGCCAGCATTAATCGCCTCAGTTGAGGCCTTAATATCTTTAAGTGGATCAACCCATGTCCAGGCTTTTGGTTGCCATCTGATCTCGGATAATTTATCAAAATCAGTCATCGATAAACCCATCGATCCATTCAGCAATTGCATACTCAACCATTGCTCATAAATGCGATCCATAAAATGCTGAATCATCCAATTTTGTTTCACTCGCCACTGATCGCGTTCTTCAATCGTGCCAGATCTAATAGATGAAAATGACACACCCTCAAGATCACTCGCCAACGAGTTGTATGCCACACCCAAACCACTTGAAATACCCCGCAAAATCGCCTTATTAAATGACTCAAATGCGCTTGTTGGATGGGTAGGATCAAAAGTGGTAAAGCCAGTGCCAGACGGTAGTTGGGCAAATTGCCCCGGCTCGGCCGCATCGATCAAATAACCTTGATCATCTTCTTCAGAAATAAACGAATCACCGGCCTCTGAGGTATAAAAACCCATCTTGCTTGCGCCAATTCTTGCTGCTACTAACTCCGCTTCTTCATACGCGCCGAGCATATTAAGCCGTGACATAGCACTAGCCATCCACGTTGCACCACGGATTTGCTCTGGGCGTTCACCCATAAAGGCGTGGATGATATTATCCGCATCAATGCGCTCATATCTTGCACCGGCCGCTGCTGCGCTTTCAAGATTAGTTAGTAAGTGATACGCCACTGCACGGCCGGTAGCATCAAACTCAATACCCATTCTGATCACCGCACCATTGCCAAGATTTTTATTAAGATTTTCATCAAGGCGATTAGTGTCTAAAAATTGCAATTTAAAACCAAACTGTGAATCATCTCGCACCATACGCACTAACACCTCGCCATCACGTGCAGCGGTTTCAATGAATAAACGCTGCATCTCAACAAATGACAAACGACCATCCCATGCACAATTTTTAGCTTTTGACCATTTCGCCCAGGCTTGCTCAACAATGCGGTTGGATTTTTGGTCGAGTTTGCCTCGGCTTGTCTTTGATTTAACTTGTAAAACAATGCCCTTTGCGCCAACAACATTTGAAACACACATTTGCAAATACTTTCGCGCATAATCATTGTTAATACTCAAATCACGTGCGCGAGTGCGCAATACTTTGCCGCCTGCTTGTAAATCTTTGTTAATGTTTTGCGAGGTGGTTGCCCATGATGAAGTTAAGCGATCAATCTTTGCACCGGCATACGAACGCTTGGCAACGGCTTTTTTATGTTTTCTAAAAATGGATAAAAAATTCATATTTTAAAACCTTGTTTTAATTATGCCACCATGACCAAGGCCATTGCGAATACGCTCTGCACGAGTTTCACGCACATATTCAGCGCGGTATTTATCTCTAAGTAAAATCAAATCAGCAATTGGCGTGCGCCATAATTCACGACCTTGGA